GGCGTGCCGGCAGGGACGGATGCGCCGTCTGTGCCGGTGAAGGTGATGACGCAGCTTGCCTTGGCACCCGCCTTGCGGACGATGCCGACCACAGCGGCCTGCTTGTCGATGTAGGCCCCGGAGGTTTCGTCCAGGTAAAACGCGGGGACCAGCGCATCCATGCTGTGGTATGCCTCGGCCAGCTCCGCGCTGATGGCGGAGATTTCATCGTTGGTCTGGCTGCCTTCCCGCTTGTCCAGGTCCGTTTTCAAACGGCCCAGGATGCCAGCCTTGATGCCCTCAACGGTAATGTGCTCATACATGGACCTGTACCTCCCCGTAAATAGTCGTCACCGTGCAGCTGATAGTCAGCGTGGTATCCCGGAATGTCACATCCACCTGCCGCACGTCCTTGATGTATGGATTTGGTTTCAGAGCCTCCCGGACATACCGGACGGCCTCGCTCTCCTTGACCTGGTCCGTAAAGGGACGGCCCACCAGGCTCTCCACCTCACATCCGTAGTCCCAGGTATAGATGTCATGGCGGAAACGGGCCGTTTTCAGTGCCCGCCAGCACCAGACCTTCACCGCTTCGGCTTCTGTGACAATCACCGGACGGCCGCCGGAATAGATTGGGATGCCGCTGGTAAAGTCCCAGGCCACCTCTTTAGCCATGGGAAGCTGCTCCACGGTGCTTTCCTCGATTTCCGGCTGGATACCGGGGAACAGTTCCGTCATGTAGCCATCACCACCTTATCGATCAAATAAAATGTCTGGTTGTTATCCGTCAGCAGGAGTACCAAGTCTCCAGCTTTGAGCACTGGCTCCGACTGCTTCAGCACCGTGCCGGTAATGGACAGCGTTTCCGGATCCAGTGACACCGCATGGGTAAAGTTGTTGGCGGAAAACCCTCCGGTACCGCCCCGAAGCGATACGGACTCCTGGTGGCCAGCCACCAGACGGTGGGAGATGTAGATCCGCTCTGCCTCCTGAGTCGTCCCGCCCACATCCACCGTCAGTGGAGATGTGGTCAGGACCGTTCCCTTGAGGATACGGACAGCGCCGGACTTTGCCGCATCTCTTCCTGCTTCCCGCATCGCCGCGTAAATTCGATCATAGGCGTCCAAGTATCTTCCTCCCTTGTTGTGCCCGAATCGGGCACAATGCCCGATTACTTCGTCGGCACGCTGCCGGCGGTCTTCTTATCCATCAGGTTCCTGAAGTCCAGCGTCACCTGCGTCTGATAGATGCCACGGGTAGTGCTGTGGCTGTCGCTGAGGATCCAGAACAGGCCGTCCGTGCCGGTCACCGGTTCATGAACCACCACGGCATTGCCGGTGATCAGTTTCGTATTCCCCAGACACTGGGCAGTGATGGTGGTCTTGATGCCGTTGTCCTCCAGAATCTGCTTGGCAGACTTGGCGGGATCTTCCTTGTCGCTGGACTTAATCGCCTGCTGCATGAGGCCGTACAGCGCCCGGTAGTTGTTGGGGCTGTCATAGGTGGCAATCCGTTTGTACTGGTCGTCAAAGACCGCCACGGAGGTCACCATGTTCTCGATGCTCTCCTCGCTGCTGCAGGAGAGCAGATTGCTGCCGGGCACCAGGCGGATGGACTCCGCGCCCAGGGCCTTCTCCACCACTTCCAGCGTGTCTGCCCGAAAACGAATTTGATACTTCTTGCCGTTCTGCTCCGCAGCCAAGGTGTACATGGTCTGGATAATCTGATAGAGGGAGACGCCCAGGAAGTTCCGGCTCAGTTTGATGCCGGTGGAAGCCAGGCTGCCAGACTTGATATTGAATTCACGGCAGATCTGCGCGGTGACAGCTTCCGGGGTCTGATTCCGCACCGCCAGATAGGTTTCATTCTTCTTCAGATAGATTCCACGGTCATAGGCCGTGCAGTCAAACACCTGAGAAGCGTTGTCCCGTTTCCGGCGAAAGACGGACCCGGAAAACAGGATGTCGGCCTCATGATACAGCCGAACCCGGCCGCCCAGCTCACTGAGCGCATCGGGCAGGGCTGAGTAGGTCAGCTTCCTGGCACAGTCCGTATAGCTGCCGCTCCAGGTCTTGCTCTGGACGGCAGCGGTGATATGGCTCGTCTTCTTGCCGTCCCGGCTCCAGGTTCGGATCTTCAGCAAATCGTCATATGCCATTGTCCGTCACCTCACAGAAGAGATTTGTCCGGCAGCGTGACCTTCTGTCCGGGATAGATCAGATTGGCATTCTTGATGCCGTTATAGCTGGCCAGCTTCCAGGCCAGGGTGCCGTCTCCGTAGGTCCTCCGTGCAATGCCCCAGAGGGTGTCGCCCTTCTTCACGGTATACGAGGATGCCGCTTTGGTGGCCGCTGGTGTGCTGCGTCCTGCATTGCCGGTGGAGGCTTTTTCGGTGGTCTCTACCGCCAGATCCCGGTACTGCCGCAGCGTCAGACGGACGATCACGTCCCCGGCGCCGCCGCTCTCGCCATAGCGAACGGGGCCAAGCAGTACCGGAACGTTGACAGGCGTCTCCGTTACAATGTACCGCAGTACATCACCCGCCAGGCTCCAACGGGTCAGGGTCTCCACCACGGTATAGGGTTCACCGCTGTATCCGGAGCTGGTATAATTTCTTGCCTCACTGGGCAGAAGAAATTCCTGAGTTTCATTGAACAGGGCTTCCAGTCCCGGCAGATTTACCTGCCCGGTCTGGGCCATGTCCAGGTTTTCCACATCCCGACCAATTTCTACCGCAAAATCAGGAGGTGTCACCGGCATGGCCAACTGCTCACCGGTTTTTGTGTTGAGAAATGTGATCTGCATATCAACCTCCGTGAACCAGGGCGCGAGACTCAATCTCATCGGCAAGGCAAACAGCAATCGCCTGGATGTCGCTGTCATTCCGCACGCTGAAGTTATTGCCGGATACCTTGACTGTCACGCCGCCGGATGCCCGCCGGGCCTCTTCCGCAGTCTGCACCCGCTCGCCCTGGTGGAGCAGGGCGGGGTAGTTGTCGTAAGGTACGTAACTCAAGCCGAAGGCATTGCTGGACTCCGCCCACGCGTTCGTGTCAGCCAGTAGGCGGCTAGGAGATACAAATTCCTCTGTCTTGCCCTTAGATGCAGCAAATAAGCCTTTTGTATACTGATTTCCCAATGTATACCCTGTCAGGTAATAGGCCTCATTCAAGGAGGTGTCATCCCGAATGCCTTGAATCAGAGATATCTCGGACTGCAGCTGGAGCTGTGCTCCCTCACTGGCGTTATACTCGTTCATGCCTTGGACCTTTGCCTCCATCAGCATCCGTCCGGCATCAGCATAACCCTCATCTGTGCCAGCGGCTATGGCCGCCTTGTATTCATCGGAGTTCAGGACCGCATCCTGGGCCTCCCGAATGTACCGCTCCTTCTCATTTTCCAGCGAGGCATACCAAGAACCGATGGCCCGGTTGGCTTCCTGCATCTTCTGGCCGCTCTCCCCTGTGAGATAGTCGATCTGTGCTTCCATACCCTTGCCTCGGGTCTCGTTGAAGCCCTCGCCATAGGCAGCCTGCATCTCTGTTTCTGCATCCGCCAAGGTGGAGGACAGGCCGGAGAAGGTCTTGGACTGTTTTTCCATGGCACCGTCGTACATCTGATCCATAGCCGCCTGGATGATGTTGACAGCCTCTACGCCGCCGATCTGCCCTTTGGAGATCATGTCATAGATCTGTGCCTGAGTCTTGTCAAGGCCATTGGACAGCATACCGATGACATCCACGCCTCGTTCCTGGAAGATATTCAATTTTTCAAGTGTAGCCTTGCCACTGGACTGCATTAGGCTGAATGCCTTGGACATCTCCGTCATACCGGAGGCATCGATTCCAACAGCGCTACCCGCATTGCCAACGCTCCGCATTAGCTTCAGCATCCGGCCAGGATCATCTCCGAAACCAGTGGCCAGTGCCCGAGACATATTGGTCAGGTCGCTATACTCCATGGGTGTCTTGGCGGCCATGGTTCGCAGATCCTTCAGATACTGGTCTCCGATACCAGCGCCCAACAGTTGGTTGAAGGCAATGGCATCCTGTTGCCGTTCCGCCGCGATGGTGGAACCCCTGGAGATATCGTCGGACTGCGCCTGAAGCTGTTCCTCCGCAGCTTCCTGGACATAGCTCTTAAAGGCTTTATCTTTCTGCTGAAAGATCTGTGTTCCTCCACTAATGGCTCCGGCAATTCCGCCGCCTACCGCGCCTACTGCCGCACCAATGGGGCCTGCAATGGCACCGGCGGCCGCACCGGAGAAGGCGCTGGAAAGCGTGCTGTCCAACATTGTCGCCAAAGGCTGTCCGACGGAACTCTCCAAAAGCCCGGAAGCCGCTTCGGTGAGACTGGAACCGATTTCCTTCAGAACACCCGAGGCTGCCAGACCGCCGCCAAGCCCCTCACCAAAAACGGACGTCAAGAAACCACCGGAGCTGTCACCTACGGAGCTGTC